CTGAGCGATGGTCTTAGCCTTCGACATCGACACATCGAGACGCTTGCTGATGACGCTGGCTGTCTCGCGAGGATTAACCCCGCGCGCTACTGCGTCAGTGATGATGTTGGTCAGGTCACCCCGGGCGGTATTGCTGATGACCTTCCAGTCGCTGAACGTTGTCAGCCTGGCCGTCGCCACCTGATTAAGGTGACCGGGACTGCTTAAAAGCTGCTGTAGCGTCGTCTGACTGGCGTAAACCTGGGACTGCTGCGAGAGGTTATTGAATGCCTCCAGCGTGCCGCGCTGCGCTTCTGCGACGACATAATCCATCGCCCATAGATTTTGCTCTCCGCCATCCAGCAGGTAATCGTCGAGAATGCCCTGCACCGCCTCAAGTAGGTCTGCCAGTTCCTGCGCTGACATGTCGTAGATGAACTTGCCGGCGTTGACCTGGTAGAGCCGCATGTCAGCGCCGTGGTCGTGGCACAGNAAGTGCCAGTTATGGCTGTTTACCTCACGCTCTCGCCCGGTCAGGCGCTGGTCTAACAGGGCTTTCAGCGCCACCTTTATCGCGTAATACCGATCCTCAATGTCGCGCTCCATCTTGCTGACGGACTTGCGCGACATTGTTGGGTCAACTTTCGACCGCGGTATCACCGGACTTTTCGGCTTCTGATTCTGGGTCGGCCAGTGGGTCAGGCCTTGGCTTGTTGCCATCTGGCGGCACCTCGTCATCAAGTTCAGGCAGGGCTTGCAGTTCGCCCGCCGCGCGTATCTCATTTTCTGTGATAGCAGAGCGACCAAACGCGTTTGTGGATTTCACGGCCACGTCGGCGAGTTTATCCATGTTGGCAATCTTCTCTGCCTGGCTCGGTGCCAGTAGATCGGACCATCCGACGGTGATTTCCTCGCCTGCGGCTGGAGGAATAAAGCCAAACTCCCAGAATCGGGTAACGATGTCCGTTATCAGGTCCGTCAGGAAACCAGTTCGACGACTCATGCGGGTTTTGGCCCAGTCCTTCGCATCCTCGGTGCTGGCCCGCTCGCCCGTCTGCATGCCGACCAGTACTTTGACAGGGATCGGCACGGTGGCGCAAAACTCATTCAGAATGGTTCGCCACGTTGGTTCTGGGTCCGCCGCTGCAACCGATAGTACACTGACGTCGCCCTCCTGCATCATCACCGCGCTATCTGAACTGTCGTTAAGGCGTCTCACCTGCCCATCAAGCGCTTCGGAAAGTTGAGATTCAGAAACCCCGAGAGCCTTAGCCAGTGCTGAGAAGTTTGTTTTGGCGCTGAAGTTGAAGTTGAGCTGGCGGCTGGCGTTTTTGAAGAACCCCTCGGCGGCACCGCCGGAGACCTTCTCGCTGTCCATAATTTTATGGAAACCGGCAGCAAGCATTGATTCGCCAGAGTAGAGACGGCCATCATCTGAACCTTCAGCAAGGATAATTACGCGGTCAGGATGGACGTTGATGATGCGCCCGGGCTGCCCACCAGCTTGCTGTTGTACCGGAATTTCAGTAAACGAGTACATGGTGATGTCACCATAGTTCTCGCTGCTCTGATCTTCGTTGTAAGTGACAGGCTCAATCTGTGCCTCCCACACCGGGATCAACTTAACTAACGCCTTTTCCTTCTGCCTTGCAGTAATGACTTTATCAACTGGCTTATCCCAGGTCCGGTTATCCTTAATCTGGATCAGCAGCGCAGAGTAGCGCCCCACGAGGTTGCGCTTGTCAGCGCCTTTAATTTGTTTCCAGCAACGCTTGAGCAGTTTGTTTACGCGCTTATCCCATTCCGTTTGCCTAGTGGCATCCTTCGTCTGGTCACCTTCGTAGACATCCGGAAAGTCCTCCCAGCAACCATCAACCATCCGGTTGACCGCAGCATTGGCAATTGCATTACGGCTGTAGGCCCGGAAAAAGTCGTCGAACGTCAGGTTCAGTGGATAGCCAAACTCCTGGTAAAGTCGCTGGCGTTTCGTATTACTGGTGCCATTGAACAGAGCGTTAACGTAGCGCATACGATCACGATCGAGGCTGGCATTTGCGGCAAATTGTTTGTTCATTTCGCTTTCGTTCACGGTTTCCTCCGTCAGCGCGAGCGCACCAACATGCCGGTTGATTGTGGTTCTGATAATTCGGTTAGTGCGTATACAGCAGCATCAAGCCGGTCAGGTGATTTCTTCGCAGTGGATGGCACGTACTCCATGAACTGGTTTTCTACCTCGTAGAGGCTGCCACGGTGAGCTACCCGCCCCTGCGCATACAGCGCGGAGATAGGCTCTGCACGTGCGTATTTGCCCTTACTGGCGTGCACGCGGATGATACGCCCGCCGAACCCGGCATTACGCAGCGTATCCTCCGCCATATCGCCGCCCTGGTTGGTTTCAATGACGATCGCATCAGCTTCATGCTGTATATAGGCATCGATAGCTTTCGTAGCCCAACCATTAGGCGAGTATTTGCCGCTGTAATCAGCATCAAGGCTGTATTGCCGCTCATCACCGCTGCCGTAAACACTCGCAACAGCGATACCGGATTCATCGCTCTCTTCGCTGTTTGTCGCCTGCGGGTCGATTGCTACGACCGTACGGGCCAATTCCTGAGTGATCCGCATCGCGTGTGCGGCGCTGATCATTTCCTCGTTCCACAGCGCCCCCTCCGCGTTGAAGCGTTTCGGGTTCTGCATGTACTGGGCTTCGGCGGTGCGCCGGTGAGAAAACAGCGATACACGGTGCGATTCGTTATGCTTAAAAGGCCACAGCCAGCCATCAGGCAAGCCGTGGTCAATCGGGATAGCGTGGGTGTTTTCCGGGTAAGTTTCTTCGTAACTGCGGCTGCTATCGATAATCACCGGCAGATTCAGGTGATGCCATTTCTCACCACTCCCGCCACGCAGCAGATAGCCGCTCAGGTCGTGGTAGTGAATGCGCTGCATGATGACAATCATCGGCGTCGTCTCGATCGCCAGTCGTGATTTGATTGTCTCGTTAAAGCGGTTGTTTACCCCGTCGCGGACGATCTCTGAGTAAGCGTCATCTGGCTTAACCGGGTCATCGATAATCAGCGCGCCCTGCCAGCCCGGTTCCATGTGTCCGGCACGAAAGCCGGTAACCTGTCCCGCAGCTGACGAAGCATAAACGCCGCCGCCGTGCTCGGTCCACCACATCGCCTTACTGTCAGCGTCATCGCGTAGCGACATCGGCCACATCGACTGATAGGCCTGCGACTTAATCATGCCGCGCGCGGTTGAGGAGTTCAGCAGCGCCAGGTTGTGCGAATAGGATAGGTGCATGAAGCGGGCCCGGCAGTTCAGCGCCAGCCCTCGTCCCATCATATTGATGGTCGCCAGTTCCGTTTTCGTGTACCCAGGCGGGACGTTGATGATCAGGCGCTGAATCTCACCATCAATGACGCGGTCCAGCGTCTGCTGAATCACCTTGTGGTGCGGCGCGACAATCATCTTGCCGCCGGTGCGCTGCTTGAAGAAGTAGCGAGCGTAATAGAGCCCGTCCTCTTCACACTCTATCTTACGGGCATAGGTTTTTTGCTCAGCAGTCGTCATCCTCCAACATCTCCCGCCGGGCAGCCTTGTACTCTTCTTTGGTCAGCGTAGCCATTTCGATTGGCCCACCGTTCTTGCCTGTATGCTCATGAGTGGCCTGCTCTTTGAAAGCCATCACATCTACGTGCTTCCCGAGCAACTCGAGGTTTTTAACTTTATCCGGCCACTTAATTTTCTTGAGAAGCCCGACCATTTCACGCTCTTCCCCGCGGCCTTCAAACATCTCAGCCACATCGAATCCGCTAAGATATCTCCGCCATGATGAAGGCCATTCGCTTACTGACCTGAAACTCATGTCGTCTTTGAGGATGTCGAGCACGTCCATCTGATCAATCTCAACGAGACGATTCAGGACATATGTCGCATTTATGCCAACCAGATCATTGCGTTGCGCTTTAAGTTCGGCAATTCTGGACTGGATGTCAGGTTTTGACATGTTTTCGGACGCGGTGCGGTTAGCTGTCTTTGCGCTGTACCCCGCCCGAATAGCCGCTTGTGTAGCGTTTAAATCGATGAGGTACTCGCGACAGAACATTTCTTGCTTGTCGGTGATTGCCATTTTTACCTCAGGAGAAACTATGTTTGATTATTCCCGTTACTGCACCCTTACCCTAGAGAATGGACGGGCTGACAAACTCATGGCCTTAATTAATTCTCAAGATGACATAGGCATCTACTTAAGAGCCCACCTGCTGATTGAACAAACCCTGGAGTCTTGGATACTTTGCGCATCGGGTAACAGGGAGTTTTTCTCTGGGTTCGGGGAAAACATAAATCTAGATTTCGCAGCCAAAGCACAGCTTGCTAAGAATTTCGGCATGAGCAGCGAGTTGCATAGATTTGTAAAAAAATTCAACCATTTCAGGAATAAGCGATCACATCAAATCGATCATTCTGAAATTACCAGTAGCGAAATTGATTCGCTTACAGGTTTAATGCAGCAAGGTTATCCCTCAGAGCTACCTTCAATGAGAGATTTCAGATTAGGAGTCTATGAAGGACAAGTCCGGCATGTATGTTTTGGCGACTCAAACACTTCCCTTAGAGATAAATTGATTATGTTATTTGCAATGTTCTCAATGAGAGCTAACTTCGAAGCTGAATATCAAAGCGTTAATTAGTCACTTATTTAATATCCCCTCGGCGGCACAAAGTGGAACTGACCCACGCTTGGCACGCTTACGAATAGCGCCTTCACTGATGCCGTGTTGTGAAGCT